CCCGTACACTGCCGTAACGCTGCCAGCCTTAACAGCCTTGCCTGCCGCGTCAGCCTCGACTACCGTGATTGTCGCCGGCGACCCGGTCAGGGTTATCGCGGTACCGGGGGAAAGCGTAGACCAGCTTGTAACGTCCTGCCCCTCGGCGACGGTCTGAGCGGACGCGCCGCCCTTGTACACATAATGATTACCGGTGCTGAGCTGCGGGGACACCAGCAGCACCGTACTGGTCGCAGAGCCGCCTGCGGTAGAAACGACCGTCAGCTCCTCGATACCGCCGTCACTGGTGAATGTGTTCGCCGCGCGGTCATATATACCGTATGTGCGGTCGCCCTCCCAGACGATGTCGAACGGAGCTGTCAGACCATCGGCAGCGGAACCGCCCCAGCTCTTGAGGTCGATCTTTGCTTCCTGCGTCCATGCCGCGAACTTTTCGTCGCCCTTGCTGTCGAAAATAGAGACCTCCATAAAGCGGTACTTGACCTCGTCAAGCTGCTTGTTCAGGCGGTCTATCTCATAC